CCTGCATGTTGCAGTAGAATGCTCACAGCTAACGCTGCCGTACCTTATTCGTCAGGATGATAGGAGGCATGAAGTCCACAAGACTTTGTTCACTCCGTGGCAATCAGTTGGTAGTAAAGCAGTGACAACACTTGCTGCTAAGCTTATGCTTGCATTGCTACCTCCCCAGACTACCTTCTTTAAGATGCAGGTAAGGGATGATAAGATTGGGACTGAAATCCCACCTGAAATCCGTAGTGAACTAGACCTATCGTTCTCCAAGATGGAGAGGATGGTGATGGATTACGTTAATGCATCTTCTGATAGGGTGATGATTCACCAAGCCATGAAACATTTGATTGTTGGTGGCAATGCCTTGCTCTTTATGGGTGAGGATGGTATCAAACACTACCCTCTCAATCGGTATGTCGTTGAACGAGATGGTAACGGTAACGTTATTGAAATACTCACCAAAGAAGTGGTGAACAAACACCTCATCCCTATTCCTGAACCCAACCCTAATGCTGTTGGTGATGATGGAATGAAAGGTGGTGGTGTTGATGAGGATGTAGAGGTTTACACCTATGTCCGAATGAATGAAAAGAAAACCCAGTGGATTTGGCATCAAGAATGCTATGGTAAAATGATCCCTGGTACCCATGGCTCTGCTCCTAAGAAGACAAGTCCTTGGTTGGTCCTCAGGTTTAACACTGTGGACGGTGAAGACTATGGTCGTGGTAGGGTAGAAGAGTACATCGGAGACCTCCGAGCACTTGAATCACTGTCACAAGCCTTGGTTGAAGGCAGCGCTGTTGCTGCTAAAGTAGTCTTCCTAGTGTCACCTAGTTCAACCACTAAACCACAGACACTAGCACAAGCAGGCAACGGTGCCATCGTTCAGGGTAGACCTGAAGATGTGCAGGTTGTACAGGTAGGTAAGTCTGCTGACTTTGCTACTGCTGCACAGATGGCACAAACACTAGAGCGTCGTATTGGTGACGGCTTCCTGCAACTTAATGTCAGGCAGTCAGAGCGTACGACGGCTGAAGAGGTTCGCCTTACTCAGCTAGAACTTGAGCAACAACTCGGTGGTATCTTCTCACTGCTGACCGTTGAGTTCCTCGTTCCTTATCTTGATAGGGTACTGATGGTACTGCAACGTCGTAGAGAGATTCCCAAGATTCCTAAGGACTTGGTACGACCACAGATTGTGGCTGGTGTTAATGCTCTTGGACGTGGTAGCGACAGAGAGTCGTTGACTACGTTCATCACTACCATTGCACAAACAATGGGTCCAGAAGCATTGATGAAATACATTGATCCTTCTGAATACATTACCCGTCTGGCTGCTGCCCAAGGCATCGAGACACTCAACCTTGTTAAGTCTGAAGAGGCAGTACAAGGTGAGATGGATCAACAGATGCAACAGGCACAACAGATGGAGCTGACCAAACAAGCAGGTCAGTTTGCTAACGCTGAAGTAAAAGCAAATGAACAACCCACCGGAGGGGGAGAAGAAGCCGGCGCCGAAGAAGCCCCGCTCTCGTAAAACCTACCCCAAAGAAGCAGAAGGTGGCTTTGAAGTCGCTGGTAACCCTGCTAAATATAAGGAAGCACACGAGAATAAGTATGCTCCTAAAGAAAAGATCGGTAAACCCACCCTTGGCCGGTCACCTGCTTATGTTGAGAAGGTTGGCCTAGGTGGACTCAAAGTAATCCACAATGGAAGAGACCCTGGAACTTACTCCTGAAGAACAGGACTCCCTAGCTATCGGAGAAGAGATGGCAGCCCAAGAGCAACAGATGCTTGCGGGTAAATTTGAATCTGCTGAACAACTGGAGAAAGCGTACCTTGAGTTACAATCAAAGCTCGGGCAAAAAGCCCAGCAAGAAGAAGCCGTCGAAGAAAATGTCTCCGAAGGAGATGATGGCGATGCGCAAGAAACTGAAGATGAAGGGTTCCAAAGCCTAATTCAACAGGCAGCCTCAGCATTCCTTGAGAAAGGAGAAGTGCCTGAGGATATGCTCAGCCAATTTGATTCGATGTCCTCCCGTGACATTGTGAATGAGCTGATGCGTATGCCTCAAGCTGAGCCTGAGGTACAAGACATCTCTGATGCAGATGTCAATACCATCCAGAACACTGTGGGTGGTAAGGAATCC